TCAATCCTCCGCCGCCAATCTCTGAAAAAAGGCGATGTCCTCATCAGGCTCGTCCCAGCGGTCGGCGATCCTGGCCCAGCGATCGACCCGATTCCGGAATTCCAGATTATCGATCGAGACGTTGAACGTGTATAGCCGGTTGACGATCTCCCTCATCAGCGCGCGCATCTGGTCATCGTCGAGGTGGGAGACATCATTCCAGCCGATTTCGCGCCCATCGGCATCAATGACGCGGACGTCCGAGTAGTCCCCTGCATGGGTAACCGGGACTATGCCCGCGTGAAGGGTTTCGATGCCCGTATTGCGGACGCACATCATCGCGAGCGTTTTCGCCATCTTGGCGGCAATGCGCTTTTCGTTGTCCCGGTTCATCGGCCCACTATAGCTGCAAATCTCCCGCATAGTAGGCCCGAACCGCTTCTGCTTCGTACATGCTCAGCTCGCACAACGGGCCTGCCGCGGCATTGATCTGGGGTATCTCTACCGAGACACCATCCCCGCCAAACCAATCGACTATCTCTCGCAGCCCGGCCTCATAGTCTGCAAAGGGCAGCACGGTAACCCGAGGATCATCCAGCCACTCCGACTGCAGCCGATAAAAACTGAGATTGCCGCCCCGGGGCTGGCGCAGAACACCTGGAACAAGAGGCGGCGGCAATGCGGCCAGGATGTCTAGTGGCGGGACGCTATCGATGACCGCGCGCATATCCAGATTAATAGCGTTAGGATCGGGTTCAAACCATCGCGGATGCCGCTCAATGCCAACGAACCGCTCCGGAAACAGCTGCATCAACGAATTCGGCAGGCAGCGCTTGTGGAACTCGATCGCCGAGCAAAACCTCTCAACCGGATCCCGCCAGAAGGCATAGATAGCCGTTGGTGAGATGCTCTTCCCAGGGAACTGCTCCTCAGCCAACCTGATCGCTTCCGGCAATGTGGGGTGGCGTCCCATCTCGCCAACCAGATCAACCCCGATCTGGCCAAGGACAGCCCTAGCCGTTTGCGATCCGTTCTTTGGCACGCCGATGAACAGCGTCTTGCGGTCATGCGAAATGATCATGGGTCAGATCCCGGTCGTGGCGTTGGTGTAGGATCCGGCTGCAAAGCTGTAGGTTGGGGTCCCCGCGGTCAGAGTGCGGCTCAGCAACGAGAAGCTGCGGAATGTCAGCGACCAAAAGGTGGTTCCAATACTGGGCGACGACGTGTTGTAGGTCACGCCCTGCGTCGAGGCCCCAGCCACTGACCAGGTGCCGGTCTTTGATCCGTCGATTGGCACTTTGAAGATGGCGCCGCACAGATCCATGTACCCGTAGGGCGAGAAGTCCATCATGGTGTAGATGGAGAACACCATGGCCGTCGAGCTAACCGCCAGGCCCGTGAGGCTGAAAGAGTTCGCGCCATTGCTCGTGTCCAGGCTGACGGTGCGGGCCAGCAACAAGGTGCCATCGATCGAAAACTGATAGATGTCCGCCCCGGCATAGATCGGCGCAAAAACCCGCAGACTGCCGTCTGGCCCGAGGCTCACCGACCCACTGCCGTAGCTGGAAGGCAGGGACAGCTGCCACTGGATCACAGCGCCAGAACTGATCTTGAGGAGGCTCAGCGTGCCGTTGATGCCCGCGAGCCAGTAGATGTTGTTACTGCTGTCTACCGCAACGCCATAGCCGTAATCATAGCCAGTACTCCCGATCGAGCGCTGCCAGCTGACCGAGGGGGTGGCAGTGCTGATGACGTTGATCAGGGCATCGATGTTGCCCGCTGTTGACGTCGAGGTATTGCCAGAGAGGACCAGCAGGCTGCCGTCCGGGCTCAGCGCCATCTGGCTGGCATATTCGTTGCCGGAGCCGCCGATCGAGCGCTGCCACAGCAGGGTGCCGGCGCTGTTGTATTTGGCAATCAGAGCATCGGCATTGCCGGAGCCACCGCTCGATGTTGAATAGCCGGCCACATAGACGTTGCCGGATGCATCGACCGCCGCATTGTACCAGATTTCCTGGCCGGAGCCGTTGAGGCTGCGCTGCCATTGCAGGGTTCCCGAGGTGTCGAGCTTGGCCAGCCAGCCATAGTAGTTGCTCGAGTAGTAGGCCCCGGCAAGGTAGACATTCCCGCTGGCATCAATCCAGCCCCCGTTGATGAAAGGCCCAGAGACGTTTCGGGCCCATATGAGCGCGCCGTCACGGTCCCATTTGAAGACCGCGCTCGTGGCACTGGCGTAGATGTTGCCGCTGCTGTCAGTGCCCAGGATCAGGAAATTGACCACGGTCGAGCCAAAGGTCGCATACCAGAAGCTCTCGTTCGACTTTCCGTAGAGGTTGGAGAGCGAGATCGGCCCGGATGCGACACCAGCCAGCGTACGGACTGCCGCCTCGCCGAGTGAAGTCGTGGTAGTCGATGTGCGGCCTAGTTCGACGGCGACGTTGCCAAGCGAGATCGGCCCCGAACTCTGCAGGGTCATGGTTGGGCCTCGAGGCGATCGACCTTGTCGGCCAGGTCCTTCACGGCCTCGATCAGTACGCCGACGAGATTGCCATAGGCGACAGATAACAGACCATCTTCATGGGTCATGACCGCCGCGGGCACAATGGCTGCCAGTTCCTGGGCGATAAGACCAACGCCGCGATTGCCTGTGTCGCGCCGACTAAAGGTAACACCACGAAGTTTCCGGACCCGGTCCAGAGCGCCAGTGATCGTCTCGATGTCCGTCTTCAGGCGGGCGTCGGAATAGGCCGTGATATCGCCGGTCGCGGTAATCGAGCCAGACACGGAAATACTGCCGGTAAAGCTGTCGCCGGCCTTGTTGGCAGGCGTATAGCCAAGAGCGCTAGTGACATCGCCGGAGGTCATCGATGAGCCCGCGGTGACCCGCCCTTTGGCATCGACCGTGACCTTGAGATAGGTTCCAGCCGTCACGCCGCTATTCGCCAGTGTTGCGGCAAATGACAGAGCCGCCGAGCCGTCAAATGCCGCGCTGGTGCCGGTCACATCGCCGGTCAGCGTAATGGTGCGCCCAGTCGCCCACCTGGTCGCTGTCGCGGCATTGCCGGTGCAGGATCCTGACGAACCGGTGATCGACCCACTGGCCGTGATGTAGCCGCTGGGGTTAGTCGAATTGTACGGCGTGAACCCGAGCGCGGTCGTCACCATGCCTGAGGTCAGATTGCCGAACCCCACCTGTACCACGGTGCCCGCAGCAGTCTTGGAATAGAGCTTCTGGTCAGCCAGATTGACGGCGAGTTCGCCCGCCTGCAGCGATGCCGCCGCAGGCACGCTGGAGGCGGTCGACGATCGTTTGAGCAGGATGGTGCTCGGCATCAGAAGGTTCCACCATCCAGCGTCACGCCATCAATCGAGCCACCGGTGATGGCGACGTTGCTCGCTGCCTGCGTCGACATGGTGCCAAGGCCAGAAATGTCGGTATTGGGAATGGTCGCGGATGCCGTGAACGCCGCCGTGCCGTTGCCCTTGAGGTAGCCGGTGAGCGTGGTGGCCCCCGAGCCTCCTTTAGCCACGCCGAGCGTACCGCCGATATTGCCCAACGTGAGGTTGGCTTCGTTGACATCGAAGGTAGGGTTGCCCGCCACACCATCGCCATTGGTGACTGCGATCTTGGTCGAGCCGGCCGTCAGCGTGCGCGCTGCCACAGTCCCAGCGGCCGTGCGGGCGATAATCCCGTTGGTGCCAAGGTTGTGGAGCGCCAGCGCCTGACCGGTCAGTGCGACAGCGTCAGCGGCCACAGCAATGCCTGTGCCGGCCCCCACGTCGATCGTGTTGCCGGTCTTGGTGAGGCCATTGCCGGCAACGATCTGTCCGGCGCCGTTGAACTGAACGAAGGTGACAGCAGTGGTGCCCAGCGTGCCACCCGCATCAACCGTGCAGAGGTAGCCGACGTCGGCGTTCACTGTGCCCTGTTCGACAAACAGGTAAGCCGAGACATGCTCGTCCCAGGTCGAGAGATCGATCGCCCGAGCCCAGGCGCCAGAGGCAACCACATAGACGCCGTTCTGGGACGGCGTGGTCTGGTCCTTCACTAGCACGCGGTCGCCCGCGGCAAGCGCCACGCCGTCGATCGTCATGATGCCGGACAGCGAGGCAATATTGGCAGTCGATGCGGCTTTCACCGAAGCCTTGGGATCGAGCCCCTGAACGGTCAGATCGACGTAGTTCTTGGTGGCGGCGTCCTGGGCTGCCGTTGGGTCAGCAAGGCCTGTGATGCGCTGGCTGTTGAAGTCCACCGCAGCGGTAGGTGCTGCCAGCTGGTCGAGCCGGTTGGCGCGGACCCGGGCATCGGTGAAATAGAGGTTGGTGCCTTCAGAGACGTCGCTGGTCGAGAGCGTGATGGCACCGGTACGACCAGCCACCGAAGTCACCGGGAACGTGATCGCGACGTTGCTAGCGGCTGTCACCCGACCTTTCGCATCGACCGTGACCTGACCGACTTGCGTGGCAGAACCATAGGAGCCAGCGGTGACGCCGCTGTTCGCTAGGGTCGCGGCAATAGTCGCATTGGCGGTGCCATTGAACGAGGCTGTGCCGGTCACATCGCCGGACAGACCCAGCGAGCGCGCCGTTGCCAGCGCGGTTGCCGTGCCAGCATTGCCCGAGATCGAACCCACAATCGTGCTCGAGAAGGTCTTGATCCCGGCGACGGTCTGGTCGCCCGAGAGCCCGACGAAGGCGCCCGGGCCGCCGATGGCGATGACCGAGGTCGCTGTTCCGCCAGCACCCCCGGTGCCGGTGCCGTAGTAGAGTGTGTTGTCCTGCTCGTTGAATGCGAGCTCGGCATTGGCGAGCGATGCCGGAGCCCCGGCCGCACCGCCTGCGGCCCGGCGCTTGATACGCAGGGTATTGGCCATCAGAAATTACCTCCGTCGACCAGTCTGGCCGCTTTCTCGTTGATCCATGTGTTGGTGGGGGATGAGTACGTGAGCACGTCGCCGCCCTCGGGGAGCTCAAGCGCCACATCGGAGAGGTCCGTGAGCGCACTGAGCGGCCCGGGCGGACCTGGTGGGCCCTGAGGTCCGGCAAACCCGCGTGGACCTGAGATCCCGGCGTTTGAGACCTCGAGGGTTATGCTGGTGCCGTCGCTCTCGACGAGGATGGTCTGAACCGCCTCGATGATCTGCAGCGCGGCCGTCATTCGACATCAAACGTAAGGGTCGGCAGGACTTCACGCTCCCCGCTGTCGTTCTCGAAACCGAGCGTTAGCCAGACTCGCCCAGCGCCGCCCTTCAGCGGCGCAGTCTGCTCATCGGTCCACAGCACCTCGATCTGGCCGCCCGTTGCCGGCGGCAGAATAACAAGCGCGGGCGGTGCAATGTTCGGGCTCTGGTCAATGACCATGAGCGCGAGACCGGAGAGATCCCGAGCAATCCCGGCGCCTTGGTCGGCAAAGAAGGTGGCGCGCACGCGCTTGGTGCCGCCCCGTCGGATGGTCAGCCTGGTCATGCCTGCACCTGTGAGAAAGGAGGGTGGCGGGAGCCACAGCCCCCGCCATTTGATGTCAGCCGATCCGGGTGGTCGCCGTCTTGCGGAACAGGACCCCGCCAATGCCGGTCAGCGCCAGGACGACGGTCAGGACGTCCGTCTGGCTGAGACCTTCCGGCAAGATGCCGATTGCGCCAGCAACACCCCAGATGCTGCCGAGGATCCCGGTCCAGATGGCCTTCGAGGTCCACCAGGGCTTCAAGTCTTCCATGTCAGTTCTCCAAAAGAAAACCCGCCTGAAGGCGGGCGATTGTCCGGCTGCGCAAAGGGGCAGCGGATTGGTCGTGGCCTGATCAGGCCTCGTTGGTGGACAGAGTGCCGGTTGCAGCCAGTTGGACTGGCTTCGCGGTCGCCGGCGCCTTGCGATAGGCCGGCCTGCGCACGGCAATGCAGCGCTCCTTCGCAATCCGGGTGATGGTCACGCCGTCGGATTGGTTGCCGCCGAGCACATGGTAGGCGCCGTAATCTTCACCGACATAGAGCCCGACATGGCCAGATCCCTGGCCGCGGCGGAACACCAGCATATCGCCCAGCTGGGCCTTGTCAGCGGCCTTGCCGAACTTTGCCCAATTGCGTGCCCACAGCGGACCTTCCACGATCGGCTTGCCGCCCCGTTTGGCGACCACGGCCATGAAAAGACCACACCAGGGAATGCCGTCCTCAAGATAGGTCCGGGCTAGCCCGACCTCCTTGGCCCATTCGAGGATCAGCGGATTGCTGGCAGGTCCGGGCACCTCGAATGTGCCGTAAAGTTTGCGCGCTTCTTCCAGCATCCGGGGCAATGGGCGCAGTTCATCGAGCCAGCCATAGGCCGACGGCAAAGGGTTCATGGGAGTTTCTCCTTTGGGAGGTTAGCGGCCGGAAAAGCCCTTGAAGGCAGCGGTGATCACCGCGATCGCGGCAACGAGGGTAGAGAGCCATTTGATGAAGCGGACCACACCCGTTGCCGTGTTCCAGGCGTCGAGCAGGTCTTTGAGTTCCTTGCGCACGGCCTTGAGTTCGGTCTGCATGGCTTCGAGGTCAGCACGGATGAGCGCCATTTCCACGGCGGGGTCTTGTTCGGGCATGGCAGGTCTCAGCGGATCGAGCAGATGATGGCGATGTCGCCGGCCCCAAGATCGACAGTGTAGCCCGGCGCCGGATTGAATTCGGTCTGTCGCTGGCGTGGGCCGGTGGCGTAGTGGATGAAGAGCGCGGCTTCGCTCAGCACGGTTGGCTCGGTCAGCACCTCGAACTGGTATTGTACACCAGGCGCCCGCTTCAACTTCTGCACCACGCAGCAGAGCGTGAAATCGTCGTGGAAGTGCCGGGTGAATTCACCGGCCGGGAGATAGCCACCGCCATTCTCGACATTGTGGCAGCCAGGGGTCCAGGTCTGGATGATCGGACCGTCAGGGCCTTCGAACACGTAGTCGGCCGATCCGTTGATGCAGATCGAGACATGCTCGCACAGGGTCCAGGCAACGCCTGCCTGGTACATCTCAGCGATGGTGGCATTCAGTCGGGGCGGCACGAAGCCCAGCATCGGCCAGAGCCGCCACGAGTTTGCTGGCCGACGAAAGGTGAAGTCGTTCTTGAACACCCCATAGTTGATCTCGAGGTCGTCGTTGATCGCAATCACCTCGTCGGTGACCGTCGGCCGGCGATCTGCCTGCATGTTGTGTTTTCCTCTAGCTGACTGTGACCGAGACGACCTCGCGCACAACATGGCTACCGGACTGACCGCCCGACGTGCTGATTGCGGCGCCACCCAGAGTGGCGGAAAGGTTGAACGTGTCGGTCGCGGTGTTGACGACGAAGTAGGTTGTGTTGGCGAAGATCCCGGCCGGAAGCACCCCGGAGGTCGTGAACTGGACACGCTTGCCGTTTGTCAGACCGTGGGCAGCAGAAGTGACGGTCGCTGGAGTGGCAATCGTGATGCTAGCGGCGCGCGGCAGCATGCTCGTAAAGACATTGCCGCTTAGCGTGCCGTTGGCCTGATAAGCCGTGATCGGGTCCTTGTAGCCGTAGCGTGTTCCAGAGCCGGAGCCGGTGAAGCTGAGCGCTGCGCCGCCCGGTGTGGCCGCGATTTTGAATGCGCTCGCACTGACCACCGACTGGACATAGTAGATGGTGAAGGCCGTCAGCCCGCTGGGCATACCGCCGCTGCAATAGAACTGGACCGGATCGCCAACGGCAAGCCCATGCGACGTCCAGTTCATGGTATTGGTTGGCGATGGACTGAATGTGATCCCGGCGACGTAAGTCGCCCAGGAAACCGAGCCCGCGCTTAATGGATAGACCGTACCGTTGATCCGCAAACGGCTGGGCTCAGGCGTCAAACCGTATCCGTCGAGACCGATCAGCGTGCGCGACGCCGCAGCGTAGAAATCATACTCATGGGCAATCGCGCGGATGTTGCGACCCTGCCAGCTTGCCGGCGTGAAGGCGCCACCCACAAGCGATGTGAAATAGCCGCCATCAGCGCCGAACTGCTCGCCAGCGCTGTATTTGTCGCCCCACGAGTAATAGCTGACGGGTAGATCGATCTGCCGCTCGTCGCTGCCCGATCCAAGCAGGACCCCAAGCACACCCGACATCAGCTGATCCCGGTGCCCGAGACGAACCAGACATTGGTCTCGACCTTGATTAGCGTGGCGAGCCCACGCACGGCGAGCGTCCGGTTGCCAGTGCTGGTGGTGCCGGCCTGGCAAAGCGTAACGCTGGAGCCTTGGGCGATGGTGATGGCTGAACCGCCATTATTGATGATGGTGATGGTCGTTCCGAGCGGGAAGCCGACCGTGCCGTTGGGGGGCACAGTAATGGTCTGCGCAGCAGAATTCAGCGAGTAGATGTGCTTGCCGTTGTCGGGCGCGACCAGCTGGTAGGACGCGCTTTGGACGTTCTGGGGTACTTCGCGAAAACCGATCGACCATGCCGAGCCGCCCGCGTCATTCACGGTGGAGCCGGTCGCCGCGCCCGAGATCGTCTTGTTGGAAAGCGTCTGGCTGTCCGTCGTCCCGACGACTGCGCCTGAGGGAACTGACCTGCCTGACCAGGAAGCGAGATTGGCGCTGTAGCCCTGTACATCGCTGCCGATGGCGAGGCCGAGATTGCTGCGGGCGGTGGCGGCATCGGCTGCACCGGTCCCGCCATTGGCAATGGCCACCGTGCCCGTAATCTTGGAGCCGGCCAGTGCGGTCAGCCAGGCGGGATCAGCATAGGTGCTGGTGGTCAGGACGGCATTGCCGGAAACCGACGGCGCGGAGAGCGCAACGGCCCAGGCGGCAATCGTGCCGCTGCCACCCACCATGGCGACATTGACGACGAGCGCACCGGTGCCGCTGGTGTAGGCCGTAATCTGCCCATGCATCCAGTTGGTGGGTGTGGCCGTGCTGGTGATGGTCACCCATTGGCCCACCACAAAGGCTTTCCCGGTCTGAACGGTCAGGGACTTGGAGCCCGTGCTGATGGCAAGCGAGGTGGTGCTGGTGGCGCTGGTGCCTGGCGCGTTGACGGCAGTGGCCGCACTGGCAGCGGCATTGGTTGCGTAGCCGTTGACCTCGACCGCCAGCGCATTGGCCTCCGAGCCGAAGGTCGGCAGCGCGCCGAGGAAGGCGTCCGCACGCGCAGAGAAGTTCGCCGCGTCCGTCCGTGACGGCGGCGTGGGCAGTGCTGTGATAGGCATGGAATTACCCTTCAGGGTGGATCAGGCCAGAGAGTTCAGGTCAGCCCTTCGATGGTCAGGCTGCAGTAGCTGACGGTCGGGTAGGCAAGGTCGATCGAGAACTCTTTGTAGAAGCCGTAGACGGTAAGGCTCTCGAAGCTTTCAGAGCCAATCCAGAGGACCGGCGAGGCGCGAAGCGCTGCAAGATTGCGGGCCACGTCATCGATGGCGCTGGTCGGCATCACGACACGCGCGGTCATCCGCTTGGCAAAGGCGCGTTCAACTACCGAGGTGACACCGAACTGGTCGGTCTCTTTTCTCGAATAGTCGATGATGCCGATGTCCGCGCCGTGCTCGGTTTCGCCGATCGTAAACTGCCTCCCGAACAAGAGCGCGCCGCAGGAAACGAGGTCGGCTGGATTGTCGCGGGTAATGGTGACGGTGATGATGCCGGCCTCGTAGACCGGCACATCGAGGAACAGCAGGCTCGACTTGCGCCCGACAGGTTCGAAGAACCAGGAGAACCAGTTGTCGATGGCCGTGCCGCCGACATTGAAGCTCTGGGTCTTCGAGTAGAGCTGCGTGCCCGAAACCGTAAGCGAAACCGTCGCGCTCTCCGCATCGGTGTCGATGAGCGCTACGCCGTCGGTCGCGCCTGGTGACAGCACAACCTGCAAGCTTCCCGACCTGGTTGTGGCTGTCCCGACCCGGTCATCGAACATGGCCCAGCGGTTGGTTGGCCCGAGATCCAGCCACTTAGTCGGATCACTTGTCGGGTTAACGCCGGTCGATGCTACCAGTGCCTCATAGCGCCGGTGGGTCGCCGTCAGGATCACCCGCGCACCTACCGCATAGGCTGTCCCCGATGCCCAGACCGGGTGGTCGTTCTCCAGGGCCGTGCTGCTGGTCAGCATCCCGTCCGTCAGTGAGGTCGGCCGGATCAGCTTCATGCCGCCGTTCTCACGGCTAGGGCATCGCCGTCTGGCGTCACCCGCTCGAGGATACGAGCGGTCTTGCTGGTGCCCGAAGCGATCGTAGCCGAGGCAATCCGCTGTTCACCGCGCAGGTCGGAGAGTTCCTGTTTCAGAGCTGCCAGCCCATCGATCAGTACTGTGGCGCTGTCGTTTGCTGGCAACGACGCTGTCGCAGATTGATTGGAGGCGAACTGCTCCCACCAGGTCGGTGTGCTCGCCGTGGCATCCGTTGCCATGTCACTGTGCAACCCGACCATCCCGTTGATGATCGCGACGGTCTGCTCAAGGCTGGCAGCGGTCTGGCCCTGAATGCGCGCCAGTTCCTGTGCCGAGGTAGCAGCATCGGCCGCCACGTTCAGCAGGCTTTGGCTTAGCCCGGGTAGCGACTTGGCCGCCTCCTGATCACCAGCCCGGGCAGCAAGAGTGGCGGCGTTGAACTCGGACAGAACCTGAGCGTAGGTTTTGGTACCGCTGCCGATGCTCCCACGGATGCGGGCAACTTCGGACAACAGGCTATCGGTAATGCTCTCCCAGGCCGAGCGTAGCTTTTCGGCCGCAGCTGCCGCCTCATCAGCTGCCTTTTGCTGGTCCTGCAGCGCCCAGATCTGCTGCTGCTGCGCGCGGTTGCTTTCGTCGAGCTGGGCCAGATCAAGCGCCCGCAGTGCTGCGGTATTACCTTGAACCTCAAGCAGCTGGCGCTCGAGCGACAGGCGTTCATCCGCGATGGCGGCTGCACTGGCTGCGTCCTGGGCCGCGCCAATGAGCTCGGCAAAGGCCGGGGCCAGCTGGATCAGGGTGACATAGGCCGCGCGGCCAGCCTCGGTGGTCAGGTCCTGCGCTTCGACGAGCGCCCGGAAGCCTGCGATGCTTTGCGGCAGCCCAAGTCCAAGGCTCTCGAACACCCGGGCCATCTGCGCGGTCTGGGCCGTCGCCTGTTCGGCCTTGCTGTAATAGAGCGCGAAATACTCGCCCGTCGCGGAGGTCATGTCACTGGCCGAACCGAACAGGTCGAACAGGTTCATCTTCGCCGCAAGGCCCAGATCCTCGACCGAGGTGCCAAGCAGGCTGAGCGAGGAACTCACCGCCTCGACGCTCGATGCAATCCGGATCAGCGTCTCGAAATAGCCTTCGCCAACCTTCTGAAATTGCTCGAGCCCGGGGATCGCGTACTTGGCGAGATTGTCGGCCGCTGCGCCAAAGACAGCGGTCAGCTTTTCCTGGATTTCAGCGCCGGTCAGACCCTTCAGATCGATCTTGCCGATGTTGACGACGAAACCCTGCAAGCGGGATTGGACCTCGCTCAGCGACAAGCCCAGCGGCCCGGCTGCGGCCGAGATCGCATCATAGAAGCCGGAGAAGATCAGCGCGAACTGGCGCTCGAGCTCAGCATCGGCAGCCGAATAGCGGGTCGAGTAACTCGAGCCCATGCTGATCCCGAGGAACTTCTTGGTCTTCTTGACGTCGCTGTAATAGCTCGCGTCAAACCCGCCGGAGAGGATGTCAGCCAGCGACTGGCCACGACCGAAGATGCCCTGGCCGGTGATCGTAGTCTTGGTACCGAACAGTGCGCCGAACGCCTTGCCGACGAGCCCGACCAGACCGCCCAGAATGCCGCCAATGATGGGGATCTTGTTCAGAACGGCCCCGACGCCTTCAAGACCCTTGCCGATGAGGCCAGTCACGCCCGTGGACTGATAGCCGGTGTTTACTCCTGCAGCGGAAGTCTCAGCGCCATTGGTGCGGATGATGAGGTTGGTGAGCCCGCCGATATTGGCCTCGATGTTGCGCAAGGAAGCCAGCATGGCAGCGGAGTAGCGCATGGTCAGCGTGTCCACCTCGCGCAGATGATCGATCGCTTTGGCAATGCTCTCCGACTTGGCCGTGCTGTCCCCAAACACTGTTCCAGTTCCATCATTGGCGGTGGGCAGTTTTGGAGACCCACCAAAGGCGCCGCTGATCGCGACACCGAGCGAGGCAATGACGCCGGCCGTGATGGCGCCGGCCGCAATGTTGAGCGGGAACGGCAGTGAGCGGATGGCGTTCACCACGGCCTCCACCGCCTTGATGCCGGTCGTAATGATCGAGTTGCCCTGTTCGACGCCAGCACGTGCAGTGTCTGAGGCCGCCATGGCAGTGTCGCTCGTGACCTTGGCCGCCGTTTGCGCACCGATCAGGCCGATTTTGACTGCGGCATTCTTGATCGCGACCGCCAGTTCAAAGGCGCGGAAGACCTTTTCAGCGGTCAGCAGCGCCTTGTAGCCGTCCGAACCCTCCTTGAAGAAGCCCTTGGCGGCCGAGGCGAGATTGCCATAGTGATTGATCTCAGCCGATGCCTGGGCGGCACGTGCATCGGCATACTGGAATGAAGTGCGTCCATATTCGCGCTCGGCCTCGGCCACACGCTGGGCTGCAGCCACCTGCGCCGATGCAAAACGGGTGATCTCGACCGTAATCGCACCAATTGCCCCGCCGACCGAGCCGAAGGCATCGGCCATGTTCTGTGCCGCTGCTTCAGTTGCCGAAACCATGTCTTCCAAGCTTTGGAGGAACTGCTCCTGACCGCTTTGCGCGAAGTCTGCTTCCATGAGCCGGATCCGTGCGGCGCGATACCGCTCCCAGGCTTCGACCCCGCGTTCCAGCACGATCTGTTCACGCTCGGCTTCCAGATTTGCGAGTGCCTGCGCCCGGGCCGACTGGCCAAGCAGAGCGACCTGCTGTTCGAGCGGGCCGACCGTCTGGCGCAGGAACTCCGAGGTGGCGAATGCGCGCGTCGCCTGTTCCCAGGCTTCGCCGGCTTGGAGAATTGCAATGCGCGCTTCGTCGGTCGGCGCCTTGATCGCTGCCATCGCAACCTCCATCCGCTTGATCTCGATCGGGGTCTTGCCGATCTTGGCGGTCTCGAGCGCGAGGTTGGCGGCAAAGTCCCGGGCGGCCTGGAGCGCGCGTTCGGCTTCAGTTTCCTTGGGGCCTTTTGCGCTGCTGGCACGGTCAGTGCTGTCGCCGCGGATCTCTTCCGCCTTGGCGGCAAGCCGGGCCTTGGCAGCAGCGATGCTGTTTTCCCGCCAACGCGCTGAAAAGGCATCCATCATGCCCATGGCATCGCCAAAGGCTGACGCGAATTCATCGCGGACCTGTGCGCCCATGCGGGCGGTGGAGCCGGCAAAGCTGTTTTCCATGCGCGGTAGAGCCACGCTCTCGATCCGGGTGATGGTGGCAAGGCCCACTCGGTCAAGCACCGGGTTCACCCATTCGGCGAGCCAATTGAGCGCTGCGATTGCTTTGTTGGCGAGATACTCGATCCCACTGATTGCCAGATTAGCGGCGCCCACGGCGGCTTCGCCGATAACGCCGGGTAGTGCTGTCCAGGTAACGCGGATTGCATTGAACCCGCCGACCCAGCCTGCATAGAGAATGGCGACCGCATATTTGCCAGCAGTCAGCACCGCTTCGAAGGCCGTGACCGCCCAGTCCTTGAGGGTCGAGAATACCGTGCCCAGGTTCAGCCCATCCGAGATGGTCTTCCACAGCCCCTTCATGGTGTCGCCGACGGTGATCCCGACAGGGCCCAGCTTTTCCATTTCCTTTTTGGTGAGTCCCAGGCTTTGCGCATAGCGGTCGAGCTCGCCCGTCTGTTTGACGCTCGACTGGAACAGCTTGAATGCGCCGAACGCGAGTGCAGCGGCAGCAGCGGCTGCGAGAAGATAAGGGTTTGTCAGCGCTGCCGCTGCCGCACTGGCAGCAAGCCCCAGCAGCGCCCGGGCCATGCCGCCGATGCCGACACCGGCCTGCATCGCGATCTGCCCGATCTGCGTGCCCTGCTGCATGAAAACGGTCATGGGTTTCTGGCCAGAGAACAGGCCGACTACCATGTCGTTGAGCTGGAAGACGAGGTTCTGGACATGGTGCCCGGCAAGCTTGGCCGAGCCACCCATCCGCGTGACACCGCCGCCCCCGACCGCATTGAGCGCCCGGTCAGCACGCGAGGCGCTGTCGGCCATATCGCCCATCGCACCTGCCACCGTGCGCTTCATGTCAGCCATCTCCTTCTGGAGACGGGCGACGTTGGTGATCATTTCAATTTCGAGGGTGCCTGCTTTCACGTGCTGGGCTCCTTCGACATCATCAGCGCCCGGAAGGCGTTGGTCACTTTCCGGGAGACTTCATCTCGGTTGAGGACGGACGTGGCAGTCCATGGAGGCGGGCAATCAGGCTCGCGGGCGCGGACGGTTTCAGCGACGAATTCGACAGAAAGCCGTCGCAAGAGGCGGACCAGCCAGGGCGGCAGGTCGAGCCCCATGCAGTGCTGCCACTGGCCTATCGTGGCCCAGGAGATGGGGACTGCGCCCATTGCGCCGGGATCGGTGGGGCCGACTTCCATGAGCCAGTCGATCACCCAAGGGGTGCGGATGCGTGGAAAGTCCGGAGTAAGGTCGTCGATGGCCATTCGCTGCAGCCGGGTCAGCGGTTCGCTCTCCGGCTCAGGCTTTGGCGTTTTTCCAGTGCGCGGCTTGGGCGCGGTGCCCAGCCACGCCAGTTGTCGCACGTAAAGGCTCAGCTCTCGGCCGAGCTCTTCGTAAAATTTGCCCAGTCATTGATGTGGGCGGCGACCTGCGTGGCGATGAACCCGATCGAGGGATCGGCATAGGCCTTGCGGAACAGTTCCTGACCTTCGAGCCCGTCGGCGGGCGGATAGGTGAAGCCATTGAAGCTGACCGTGCAGGCAGCCAGAAAATCAGCCTGTTCGGCGAGCTTCTCCTCGGCCGACTGGTCCATCTTCCCGCGCTTCTTGATCTTGTCCATCAGCTGGTTCTGCTGGCGAGCCTGGGCGCGCTGATAGACCTTGGAGCCTGGGCCGTAGACTGTGATCGAGAGGCGCTTGCCCTTTTCGTCGAACAGCGGGGCATCGTCGCCGCCGACGAGTTCGAGGGTCGAGGTATCGGTGGCAGCGAGGGTCGTGATGTCAAACATGGAATATCTCCGTCAGGGTGTCAGGGATCAGGGCGCGAGGACTTCGACAATGCCCACACCGGCGGAGTTGGTGGTGAGTTCGAGGGTCACGGTGGCGGTGGTGATCTGATCGACCGAACCGACATTGACCTTGAAGCTCATGACCTGCGCCTGGAAGTAGTACTTGTCGCCGTTCTGGGTGGTGACCAAGAAGCTGTGATCAGCGTCCGAGAGCGAGGCGGATTTGAGCAGGATCTGGCCGGTATCATCAGTGTCGAGACCCAGCTGGATCTGCATCGTACCCTGGTTGAAGCTACCCTTCTTCTTGACCACGCCGCGGCTGCCTACGGGATTGAAAGTCACGAGATTGAACTCGCGGCCGAACTCGCCGAGGTCGGAGACTTCGCCGACTACGGTCATGGTCAGCGCATTGTAGCCGGTGGCGTCAAAAGTCGCAGGGGTAGAGGCCGACACCTTCAAGGTGGTGCCGGCGGAAGTCCGAACGGTCATGGCAATGGGTCCTTATGAAGGTGAGGCTAGGCGCGCCTCGTTGAATGAGACGCGGAAGTCCTGCGTCTGCATGTGGATACCGGTCTCCTCGTCGAGGAAATCAGGACCGGCGGAATCTGTGTGGACGGTCACGTCAAAGAGCCCGTCGATGGTAGGCATCTGGTCGGCTGCCGCCTGGCGGACGGCTGCGATAATGGCTTTCACTTCAGGGTAGGTCCGGGCCAGAACGGTCACCTGCACGCGCTCGGTGACGCGGCGTTTCGCGCCCGGAGCCTGGACATTGCGGTCGATACTGCTGACCGACATCAGCGATATCGCCGGCAAGTCCGTGCCCTGCGGCAGCATCCCAGCGGCGATCCGCACAACGGGGACAAGTGACGTCACCCCGGTGTCAGCCACCAGGAGCGAGCGGACCGCAATAACACCGTTCATTCGTCATCGACCTCGAGGGTCGGTGCCTTCAGGTTACCGATCTGGACCCGGTGGGCGATGTATGAGCCCATGGCATTCACCGCTTCCTCGGCTTTCTGGTCAAGCGCTGGGCGCAGGAAGGGTTTTGCGGCGTGACCCGGGTGCATGACCGCGGGCCCGATGAAGTTCTCGCCAATTTTGAGGCTGCCGCGCTTCACCATCTTGTTGATTGTGCCGATACTGACTTTGCGCGGGCCACGCCGGGTCTCACGCACCGGCTTGTCCGCCTCGGAAACCGAGATCAGGTGGGGCGCGACACCATATTCAATGAACAGGCCAAGATAGGAGCCTTTCCCACGCAGTTTGACGTAAGACGAGAGCTTGGCTCCGTCGGTTCGGGTGCCAATCCCGATCGCGCGCTTCAATTGTCCGGTCTTGACCGGGACATTGGCCTTGGCCTGCTGCTGGATCACCTTGGCGCCAGCCCGAAGACCTCCACGGATCACGTTGCGCTCCAGGTTCTTGGGCAGTTCATCAAGCAAACGCAGCAGTTCAGGGCCGCCCTTGAGCCGGATCGTCATGGTGCGGCTCCTTCGCTCGAATGTTCCTCGACCATGAACTCCATGGCCTCCCGCCGCCCCAGTGTTGCCGGGCCGGAAATGATCTGGTGGATGCGTGAATCGATGATGACCCGCATCTCGGCTGTGAGTCCTGGCAGATACCGAGTGCGGATCCGGGCAGGACGGCGACCAATCTGGATGCTGTCGGCCAGGCGCTCGGCCTTGGAGGGGAGAATGTCCTTCACCTCAGCCCAGATGCAGGCGAACTCGGTCCAATTGACCTGTTCGGTGCCATATTGGGTATCGTGCGTGACGACCTTGCGCTCAATCCGGATCCTTGTGTCGAGCTTCGAGGCTAGATCCAGCGACATTTGAGCTGACCCACCAACGTGTCGAAGGCGAGACAGGCTGCACCTTCGCGGTTTTCGAACAGGGATGCGGTTTTGACGAGGATCGCAGCGCGGGCGATCGCCAGATCAGGGTCGTTCTCATCCAATCCGGCCGACAGTGTGATCCGGATCAGGCCGTCTTTACCCAGCTCGGGCCAAGATTTCCCGGATGCCGGGCGGATGCGGGTGACCCCGTGCCGTCGGCGGACGACATAGTCAGCTTCTGGGAGGGCCACCGTTGAACCGCCCAGGGCAGTGTAGCGGATCTCGGCCACCGTGCAGGGCCGGATCGGCACGGTGATTTCGTCCAGCCAGTCTTGCAGCTGCAGTTCGAGGGTCTGTTCGCACAGCTTCAGGCCAGTCTGCTGCTCCAGTTCAGCTTGGGCTGCATCCAGTTTAGCGACGAGCAGCAGGTCCTCGTCACGGCCATCAAGCCGAAGCTGCTGGCGTGCTTCCTCGAGCGTCACGGCACGGTCCTGGGGTGGCTCGATCGTTACGATCTCAGACATTATTCCGCCTTGGTGCGGTGCGTGGAGCCGGATTTGCGGGTGACAGCAGGGGCCGGTTCACTCCCGCCGGCCTCAACAGCAAGCCCGCGTTCGATCAGCTGTCGGCCAAAATGATCGTCGAGCTCGAAGTTCTGGCCGGCAAGGATGTTGTTGGAACTGACCGAGCTGATGTGCAGGGTATCAAGGGCTTTGAGGATCATGGGCTATCCCTTCCGTTGGATGAGAGGGGCCGGAACGAGCCGGCCCCTGCATCATCACGCAGCCGTCGCCGCGGTGGCAGCAGCTGCGAAGTCGCCCTTCACGAAAGCCTCCGGGCGGTAGACCGCGAGCGCGAGGCGCTCTTCGGCCAGGACCGTCACCAGGTTCTTGCGGAAGTTCTGGTCGTCCTCGGTCGAGATCTCGACCATGGCGTCCATGCGGTCGAAGATCTGCGCGCCGAGTTGGAAGGCGCCGGTCAGGAACTTGCCCGTCGCCATTGACTGCGTTGCCACTACCGGCTGCCCCCACAGTGTCGGCGATAGGTTGCCCTGCGGATTGCCGATGATGAACTGGCCGGTGGTGTCCTTAAGCAGTTCGATCGCTGCCCAGTCAGACGGGTGCAGAACGACGCCCGTCGACATCAGCTCGGAAAGAGCGGTCTGCAGCATGGCGAGGCGCAGGACATCGATGCGGGTGACAGGCGCCGGGATGGTGATCGGCGGCGCAAAGGCGGTCGCCTGGGTGTAGACGCCGTGCAGATCGGTGCCTGTACCCCCGCCGTTGAGCAACTGGTTCTCTTCAACAAGCGCCAGGCCATAGGTCAGGCGGCCGTCGATGTAGGACTGCAGCATCGGCACGTCGTCGAGGATCTGGCGGGTCGCCAGCACCCAGTGTGCGATCGTGGTGACGCTGCTGGTCACGACATCGAACTTGATGTCAGTCTGCGGCTTGGTGGCGCCGGCCGTTTCTGAAACGGTGGCCGCTGCATTCGTGAAGCCGGTTTCCTTCACATACTGGACCGCATTGCTGTTGGTGCGGCCTGGGGTCAGTAGGTCGCGGACCGTGAGGCGGCGCTGGCCAGGGGTGATAATCCCCGGCTGACGATCGGGTACGATGAGGTCGCCGGCCGAGCCATTGGCATCGGTCGTGAGGGCAGAGACGATCGCCTTGACCTCGACACTGGCGCGGCCGCGGGCGGTCTTGCTGTTCAGGAACGGCTTGATGGTGTCGGACGAAACGACGCATTCACCGATCGTCCGATAATCGGAGCGTTCGTCATCCTGCTTCTTGCGGGCGAGCTTCTGCTCGACTTCATCGAGGCGAGCCTTGGCTTCATTGAGCGCGGTCAGCGCTTCATCAGCAAGCTGCTTGGTCGCGGCCGAGAGCTCTTCACCCTTGGCAGCCTTGCCCAGCGCCTCTTCGGCGATGGCTTTTACCTGGTCATGGCGCGTATCGAACGCAGCCTTCACTTCTTGCGCCAGCTGATCGGCGCTCTTGGTCTCGGTCATGGGATTGCTCCGTAGGAGGTGGGTTCAGCCGCGGATTTGCGCGGCGAGAGCCGACAGAAAGTCGGTGTTGGACTCACTGCCGGACTCACTCCGGAGCAGCGATTTGAGGCCTTTGCCCGCGATTGCGGTGGCCTGGCTTTTCGAGAACCCTGCCTCGCGCAGGAAATTCTCAAAATCGGAGAGCGACGGCATCGTCTGCCCGTCGGTGACGGTCTTGACCGCCGTCACCTTGGCCTCGGTATTCATGGGCATGGTGACGAGGCTGATTTCGCGAAGATCGATCTTCTTCAGGCGCAGGACGCCGGCCTTGTAAGGGTCGGGAGCGGCACCGCCCTTGGGGATGGTGTAGCCGATCGACAGACCGCCGAGCGCGCCGTGTTTCAGCTTGCCATAGGCACGCTGGGCGACGGGATCGCCGTCGAGGATCAACTGGCCGCGCACGAACAGACCGCGGTCATCCTCGAAGATGTCGCGCCAGACGCCGATCGGTTCGCGCTGGTCGTGCTGCCAGAGCATTGGGATGCCCCAGCCTTCAGCGCGGGCCTTGGCGACGCTCTCCCGGAAAGCGCCCGGTTCGATGAGATCGCCGCCCTGGTCGACATTGCCGAAGGTCGAGGCGTAGCCCTCGAACTGCCCGGTGTCCTGAAGATCACTGGATTTGAGGGTCAGGGTGAGATGTTTCATTTAGGGGGCTCCGATGGGGCATTCGCTCCGGTTGGCGGCAGGATTCCGGCAGGAGCACCGGCCTGCGTGATAGGCACGTTCTGCATCTGCATGCGGGGGACATCGCCGCCTTCGACCGGCGGCAGGTTTTCGAGCGCACGGACCTCGTTGATGGTCATCACGCCATTGGTCAGCATCTGCTGGTAGAAGGAGGCACGCGCCCCGCTGTCGCCGCGCAGCAGGCCTTCCAGGTTGAACTCGATGACGAGACCTGCCTGCCGGTCGGCCGGCGACAGCAGCTGCTTGGCGAGCGCCTGCTCGATGCGCTTCAAACGGCGGCGCAGCGTGAACTTCTGGAACCCCAGCGTCTGCTGTTCGAGCCCAGTGCCCCAGCTGGTGGTCTTCTCGGTGTGGCCGACCATGAATGGCGGCACGCCGAAGAACCGGCAGACCTCTTCGACCGAGAATGCCCGGCTCTGCAGCATCTGCGCGTCTTCCGGACTGATCGAGAGCTGGACCCAATCCATGCCCCGGTCGAGCAGCATCGGCCGTCCGGCATTGATCGCTCCGGCAAACTTTTCCTGCAGCAGTTCCTCGGCCTGTTTGCGCTGGTCTAGGGTCAGGCTGTCGGCGGTCTTCAGCAGCCCCGAGGGCCGCACGCCGTTGCGGAAGGTGTCGCCCGATGCCCGTTCGATGGCTTGTGCCAATCCGAAGGTCTGGCGGCCGAAGCTGAGGGTCGAGAGACCGCCCAGCGGGTTGCCGCCGAAGCCCCGGATGTGGAGCATGTTGTCCTGGCTGACGACACTGCGAATGCCGCCATCCGACCACTCATATTCTAGGCTGCCGTCGCGTATACGGCGCACCGTCATCAGCTCAGGCGCGATAGGCACGCTCAGTGCGACCACTCGGCCATTGCTGCCCCGGATGATCTCGGCATAGGCGTTGCCGCTGAGTTCAATCGAGGCGCAGATGAATTCCCAGAAGTCGACCGCGGTCTGGTCGGCGTTCGGGCTGTCGTGCAGGATCCGGTAGATCGGATGATCGGTCGCGACCGTCCGTGCGCCGCCCCGGGTCCGATAGACCATGAGCGGGAGCGAGGCGATCGTACCGGCGAGCAAATTGACGCAGGCCCAGGCCGAGGCGAGCCCCAACACAGAACTGGTCGAAACTACCTCGCCGGTCGTGGTCGTGCGGCCGCCCACTGCCTGTACCAGCCGAGGGTCAGTAAGACCGATGGAGCGCGCGATGTAGCCGAGCGCCTTTTGCAGCAGGTTCATGATGCCAGGCTCTTCAGCCAGTCATCGATGGAGCCGGAGGTATCGCCTGCCATCGCTGCCCCCACTGCCATGCACAGCGCGACGGCTGCGTCGATCTTGTTGATGGCCCGCTGCTTGGAGAGCCACTTATTGTCCCAGCGATCGGTCTCGGTAACCGCCGACATCATTGCCGAAATGAGGACCGGATTGCGTTTGAGCCGGATGCGGCCTTCGAGGATTAGTTCTTCCAGATGCCGAAGGGAGCCTGGCATCCAGAGGCCTTCGGTCATTTCGCCGGCTGGTTTGGCCCGCTTGGTGCCGCCCTGCGGGTGCTCGACAAAGGCGAGGTCGAGGCCCAGTTCGGCAACTTCCTCCTCGAACCGCCTGAAAGCGTATCGGTCGTAAGCGACTGCCTCGACGCGGTAGTCCGAGGCCATTTCGGCCAAGGCCTGCGCCACATGGCGAAAGCTGATGTTCTCGCCTCCTGGAGCGTTTAGAAATCCGTCGGCGACCCAAAGGTCGTAGGGCTGCTTGTCCCGCAAGACCCGCGCCGACAGCGTATCGCCGGGCGTCCAGACCTCGACCCATGCGTCAAAACAGGGTTTGCCATCCTTCTCGCCATTGCGTTGGACCGCCGCCAGCGCGGTCAAATCCCGGTTCTGGCTGAGATCGAGCCCGAGCCAGACGGATTGCCCTGCCTTGGGATCGAACTCTGCCAGCAGCGGCTCGAGCGTGGACCGCGCCATCCAGGCGGTCTCCGCATCCGTCCACACACAGAAGTGGAGGCGCAAGATGCCGTTCAATTGCCCCGGGATGGCTTTCGCCTGCGCCACGACTTCCGAGAGGTATTGCTCGGTGATCGTGACGCCCAGCAGCGGGTTCGCCTTGATCCAGCAGCTGGAGTCAGTCAGCGGGTCGTCGCCTTCATCAAGCCCGCAGACATAGCTGAAGGTCGTGTCGTCGATGACTTGGCCGAGGAATGTAGGGTCGGTCACCGCATCTGGATTACCGGCCGCCACCCGGATCGCGTGTTCGTGTTCCTCCCATGCGACAGAATTGCGGTCCGAACCCGAGTTGGTGATCATAAACAGCAGCGGATCACGGCGAAACTTGAAGCCGCGCTCTAGCATCTCGATGATCGAGCGATCCGGAAGCTCGTGGACCTCGTCCGCCAGCACAAAATAGGGGCGTGGGCCGGAACCTGTCTTGCCTGTATCGCGCGACACCGGGCGAAAGAAACTGCCCGAGGACAGATGCGCGATATTGAACTCGCGCCCCGGGCCGCCCGAGAACTCCAGCCGCCGTGCCAATGCCGGTGATTGCCGGACCATGCGCACCGCATCTCGGAACAGGATGTTGGCCTGCTCCTTCTTGGCCGCCGCCGCATAGATCTGGGCGCCGGCTTCCTGGCAGGCGGTCATCCCGTAAATTCCGATGCCGCCCGCGACCGGCGATTTGCCGTTGCCCTTGCCCTGTTCGATGTAGGCGCGGCGGAACCGGCGACGGCCATCCTTGCGTTTCCAGCCGAACAACGAGCCGACGATAAACGCCTGGCTCGGCTGCAGTTCGAATGGTTGCCCCTCGAACTGGCCCTCGGAAAGCTTCAGAACCTCCTCGAAAAAGGCGAAGGCGTGATTGGCAGCATCTTGGTCGAACCAGATGCCATCGTTGCGTTTCAAGTCCGCGATGTGCCGTTTACAGGCATTGCGTACATGCGGTCCGGCGACAATCTCGCCTGAGACCACGGCTTTGGCATAGGCCAATGTCCGGTCAGGCGAAGAAGCGGTCGGCGGGGTCCGCGCCTTCTTCTGGCGGCTGGGCCGCGATCCTGCTCCTGGCACTCGGCGTCATCCCGAATTCTGCGGCGTAACGCATCATGTCCGCCGCCGCCTTGTTGGCGGTGCCCACCAGCGGGTTCTGGATCGCGTTGCCGTTCGATGTCTTGATCATGAGGCCGCCGGTCAGCTGGTCCTTCTCCGCCATCTTCGCGATCGCGCGTTCAGCCTGGACCCAGCGGCCGTAAACCATGGCGTAGGCGGCGAGTGCTGCCCGATCGATCTCGGAGAGGATCCCGAGGTTGTAGAGCTCGGTCGCGACGCGGTTCCATTCCTCTACCGCATCTGCATTGAGATGGGCTGGCGGAGCGGGGATCGCGGCTTTGGCCTTCGCCTCTTTGCGGTTGACCTGCCGTTTGCCGGGGTTGGACGTGACAAGCTTCAACTGCGAAGGCTTTGGCTTCCTGCCGGTAATCATGCAGCCTCAGCTATTCTCCCGCCTGCAATCTCGTCGAAGGTTCGGCCGTCACCCTCAAGGGTCGCAGCCTTACCAGTAAAATCTTGCCAGCGCTTCACGGCAACATCGATGTAAGCGGGATTGAGCTCGATGGCGTGGACAACGCGGCCGGTCATCTCACCAGCAATGATGGTAGTGCCCGAACCAGAAAACGGCTCATAGACCGCCTGGCCCGGGCTGGAGTTGTTCTCGATCGGGCGCTTCATGCACTCGACCGGCTTCTGGGTGCCGTGACCCGTCTCGTTCTTCTTGGGCTTGGCGATATGCCAGACGGTGGTCTGCTTGCGGTCACCGGCCCAGTGACCCTTCGCGCCCTTCTTCACGGCATACCAGCAGGGCTCATGCTCCCAATGGTAGTCGCCGCGCGAGAGCACGAGCTGGCCTTTGTCCCAGATGATCTGGGAGCGGAGCATCAAATCGCATGCCGCCAGGCTGTCGCCGACTACGCCCGCATAGAGTCCAGCGTGCCAGACATAGGCAACGTCACCCGGGAACAGCGCCCAGGCTTCGCGCCAGTCGGCCTTGTCGTCGTTCAGCACCTTGCCCTTGGCAGTGCCGGAAGCCCCAACCCCGGCCTTTTCGCGCCAGGCCGGATCATATTCCACGCCGTAGGGCGGATCGGTGACCATCAGGTGGGGTGAGACACCGTTCAGGGCCTTGGCGACGGTGTCGGCATCGGTGCTGTCGCCGCAGACCAGGCGGTGCTTACCAAGCAGCCAGACATCGCCGGGTTTGGCGATCGGATCAATCGGCGCTTCCGGGATTTCGTCCGGGTCTGTGTTACCTTCGGTCTTTTCGGCCAGCAGCTTCGAGAGCTCCTCATCCGAGAACCCGGTCAGCATCAGGTCGAAGTCGAAGCCCTGCAGATCGCCGAGTTCAACGGCCAGCAGTTCGAGGTCCCAGCCGGCGTTCAGCGCCAGCTTGTTATCGGCGATGACATAGGCCTTCTTTTGGGCCTCGCTCCAGCCCTTGGCGACCATGGTCGGGATCTGGGTCAGGCCCAGCTTGCGGGCAGCCGCCAAACGTCCGTGCCCCGCGAGAAGTCCACCGTCCTCATCAACGAGGATCGGGTTGGTCCAGCCCCACTCGCGGATCGAGGCTGCGATCTGCGCGACCTGTTCGTCCGAGTGCGTGCGGGAGTTGCGCGCATAGGGCGTGATCTTCTCTATCGGCAAGAGCTCGCTGCTCTGGGCCGGCCAGTTCTGATCCATAGATGTCCTTGAAACGGGTTCGGCCGCAGGAGCCCGGAAGGGCTTGCGGCACTTGTTTGCGATGTTGGAAAGCCGCTATGGGCGTTGGAGGTGGGGCCTGTAGCTCAGTTGGTTAGAGCTGGCCGCTCATAACGGCTAGGTCGCGGGTTCAAGTCCTGCCGGGCCCACCAATCAAATGAGTTCGAGCTCGCTCAGCACCTTCGCTGCGCCGAGCAACTGGTCGGTCTGGACCGTGATCTCGATCGTCATGCTGTCTGCGGTCGCGCTGGCGTAAACGCCGCCCTCGTAGAGTTCCTGTTCAATCGTCTCGATCACCGCGATGATCCGGCTGCGGTCGAAGTTCTCGGGCAGCGTGCGGATCGCAAGGCGGATGGTGCTGGTGATGCCCGCGCTCATTGTGCGTCTGCCATGATCTCGTAAAGGCCGACAAAGCCGGTCAGGTATGGCAGGCCCTTTGGAATGCCATGTTCCCGCGCAGTGTTGCGGTCGATCTTCCAGCCCATCCAGCGGGTGATGGCGGCGTCGATGGCCCTTTCAAGGCCAAGCCCGGTGTGAATGCCGTTGTGCACATCGTCGGCGAAGTGTCGACCGTGGCGGCTGTCGAGGAAATCCCGCACCCCTTCCGCGCTGCCCACCGTGACCTTGGTAATCGCCGGGAAGGCAATGGCCCAGGCTGCATCGGCATCGGCGAATGCGCTGCTGGTGCCGTAGAAGCCCCAGACTTGGTTGGCAGTTGGCAGGGTCGAGTTGGTCATCTGCATCGCTCCGTGTTCGTGAAGCGACTACCGCTCTTATCGCGGCGACTATCCAGTCAATTCGATGGAAAACATCGACTTTATGGGATCTGACCCCCGGTCCGAGTTTCGCGGTTGCGTAAAGTTTGGGCCAAGCGCGGTTTCCCCCGCCAAACCGCCAGACTTTCGGACCGCCCCCGGCCTGGTCACCAGATCGGCCACCCGTCGGAGCCCACGGCAACCGTCCTGCGCTGGCCGAATTGTTCGGCAGTCCGCTTGGCATGGCACTCGGCGCAGAGACAGCGGATGTTGCTGTCCTCGTCCGATCCGCCACGGGCTAGCGGCACAATGTGGTCAGGTACGGTCGCCTCGCGGACGATCCCGGCATAGGCGCAATCGCGGCAGATGGGTTCCGCCTTTAATCGACGCAGGCGCTGCGCAACTGCCTGGCGTCCCCGAAGTCGTTCAGCCATCGCGCAACGCCTGCAACGAGAAACGCCCGGAAGCTGGTAAGCCCCGGGCGCAACTCGCATCACTACATTTCGGAAACATCTACAGTATAGCAATGCTCCCGTCAATGCTGAATTGTATTTTTATCGTTGAATCACAGTTTGTTAGGTCAACCGCTAGGCGGACGATACTGGCAGCGAACTGTCCCTGTTGATACCGAACAGGGTGACCAGACCTTCGAGCCCGTGCGCCAGATTACGCAGGTCCGCGTCTCCCCAGCCTGCGGCATCCACCTCGTAGCAGACCACCGCGTGGACAAGCATGCTCGGTCGCCGACCGGTCGCGGCGATGGCATCGTGGTCAGCAGTCCGCAGCATCAGGATGGCCGCCGCTGCCCGCTTGCGGATCTTCTCGACGTAGTCCGGATCGTACTCCGTGAGACTGCGGCCGAAGATCCCTTCATCGAGAAGCAAGCCGGTAGCGGAATGCGGGTGGATCGGCGGCAGTCCCATGACCGCCCGGTTGCGAGCCATGAGGTCACCATAGAGCTCCGCAGCTGCCAATTGCTCAGCCGTGATCTTGCCAGCGAATGCCAGCCGGCCGATCGCCGAGCCCAGACGCTCGTCCTTGGCCTGCCTTGCGGTGACGCCGTACTGACGCTGGCGGGCATCCAGAACGGTCGCCGTGACTTCCCGCATGGTCTCGGCTTTGCCCGGTTGCACCAGCTTGCCGCAGGGATGGCGGCGGCCCCCCTTGCGCTTACGACCGCGTGCCACGGATGATCTCCGGGATGAGCGCCGCATAGCCGATCACATCGATGGGCCCGTCTGCGTAGCTGGGGTCGTGCGCCAAGCGGGCAAGTTTCAGGTCAATCATGCACAGCGCCACCTGCTGGGCGGTGACAGGCGTGCCGAGGGTTATCGACCAGCGCCGAGCGATCGCATCCATCTGGGTCTTGGGATCGCCGTAGGCCGCACTGCGATCCTCGAGCACTTGCGCCACGCGCTTCAGGAAACCGGCCGCGCTCACCGGACACCTCCCCGGGTCTCGATGGCCCAGAGCAGGATCGCGATGGCATCAGCCTCGTTGTCCTCGGCCGGGGCAAAGCCCTTTGCCTGGACGGCCGCGATGACGGCCGCCTTGTCGGCATTGCCCTTGCCGGTGATGAACCGCTTGATCGTGCCGACCGGCACACCCTGATAGGCCACCAGCGTTTCCTCGCACCACGCGGTCAATATACCCAGCAGACCACCATAAACATGGGCGGCGTCGGTGCCGGCGTGCCGACGGACTTCCTCGAAGTAGACCGCTTCGATCGGCCCTGCATCGAGATCCAGCTGCTCGAGCCAGCGCCGGAAGCGCAGGTAGCGCATCCCACCACCGTCGTAGCGGGTGTGTTTCAGCGACACAGTCCCGGTGCTGATGTGGCCATCGGACAACTGGAGCGCCCAGCCGGCGCTGGTGCCAAGGTCGAGGGCAAGGATGGCTCCGCGGCGGATCGTTCCGCCGACGTTGGCTTGAGCCGGATTGGGGCAGGCAACGGCCTGCATTTCAGGCAGGGTCATGACGACCTCCTCTTCGTGTGGGGCGGTCGGGGCGAGGACTGGGCCGGTGAAGGCTGGCAGCTCGCCCGGACCCGAAGCGGGTCTGGTCAGGTCGTCATTCGGGCGGACACTGCCGCCGGAAATCTTCATGGGGTTTCAGCTGGGCCGATTGAAACATTGGAGCGCCCAACCCCTTGAGTAGGCTAGGGAATATATAATATTTCAATTATTATTATTTTTATAGGGGTACGCCTCTCTATCTTTAAAACGCGCGCGTACGCGAGGGGATATATAAGGCACCCCTTGAAAGATTGAACTTTCTCCGAAACCCGATTTTATTACGCAAATCCATATGCTTGGATGCCATAAAGCTGCTTTTGACGGAACTTGGGCCATTGAAGGACCATCCAGAGGGGAATCCATCACGACGGTCCTTGGTGATTGGTGGCGACCTTTTTGCCACTCGCGTCCCGCCAATTACCCGACCAGCGCGCCAGCCTGTAGACCATGGCCTGCCTGGTAGCAGAGCTACGCATGCCCGTCGTTACGTCTCCGCTCTCGATCAGGGTCTGGATGATATCGTCGCGGTCCCGGGATTTGAGCCACTGGGAGCCGCGGGTCAGTTCAGACTTGGTGATGCCCTTGGCGCCGGCTGCCCGGATCAGTTCACGCAGACGTTTCAGGTGAGCCTCGGTCTCGGTATCTGCGACATGGCGGTCCACCGCCTCCATTGCCCGCTGAGCGTAATGACGCACGAAAGCGATGGCCCAATCTGCGTCATCAATCGCGATGACGGGAGCCACCGGATCTTTGCCCACCGCCACGATCAGTGCCAGTTTCAGCGCGATTTCGCCAATGCGCGCCAGAATAGCCGTAATCGACGTGCCCGCCGCCGCGCGCAATTCGTCGGTCAGCTCCCCGCTCAGCGACTTGAAGCGGGCACGCGCATCATCGGTCATCGGCACAGTGGTCAGCACCACAGCGGTCTGCGGTCCCGAGGTGGTGCCTGCCAGATTGCCGCGCTGTTGCCCGGGACCCGACGCCAGCAACTGTAGTCCTGCAATCAGGTCCGCAGGCGGGGTGCGAAGCCCGACGGCGACGTTTTCGTCTGGGTAGTCCTCGTCACTGGGCAGGATCAGGAAGCGGGCGAGCGAGCCATCCACCACATTGGCTCCTTGCAGCGCGCCCCAGAAGTGCAGCGGGGTCGTGGTGCCATAGACGCAGAGACACGGCTGAACGATGTCACGCCGCTCATTCGTGCCGTCGCGGTTGGCGTATTCCGCGCCCAGGAAGATCCCGCCGGCCGAGGTATAGAGCTCGGTCATGTTGTCTAGGATCTCGGTGATGTGGCGCGGGCTGCGTTTGCGGTCTGCCGCGGCCGAGAGAAACATGCCGAACTCGTCAATCTGGAACAGGATCGCGGGCTGGCGATGCAAGGCGGTCAGCAGCCCCGCGCCGGACGCGATCTTGTTGCCGCCCAGATGATTGGCGAGCCCGGCCTCGAACAGCACCTCGTTGATGATTTCGCGAGAGTGGTTCTTGCCCGAACCGCTGTCCGCGATGCCCACCACATAGAGGTTCGAGCGCAGGTTGCTTTCGGTACGGTAGAGCCGCCCCATCAGTGCACCGATTGCGCAGAGGCTGGCGCCAAGCGAGAGCAGCGGCTGAGGCCGGCGAGCGGTCGATAGCATGTAATCAGTCAGTTTGCCGACCAGTCCGCCCGGGATCGTGAGGTTGAAGCTGACGGGCGCAGCCATTGCATCGGCATCTGCCACAACGTCGAGCCGGGCCAACATGCCGGAAGCAGGATGGCATCCGTCGATCGGCTGACTGCCATCGAGCACCATGCCGGGCTCGGGCTTCCAGCCGCGCTCCATGGCCAGATGGTAGATGGTGCCTGCACCAATCCGGGCCGGACGGAAGCTGGCCCACGCCTTCTCGGTGACGGCAGGATCATTCTTCGCCGCCTGATCGGACCAGTCGGTGAAGACAACCTTGCCGGCTTCACCCAAGCTGCCCTTGATGGCCAACCCGATCCGCACCCAGCTGTCGTAATCAAGATCGTTGTTGGGGATCTGGATCAGCGCCGAACGCACCGCCTCCATGGTGCCCGTCTGAGCGTGACCCGGTACGGCCGAACCTGTGCTCGCTGGCGCGCTCAGACTTGCGGGACGCATCTCAGGCGGGACCAGAGTCAGCGCTTCTTCAATGAAGGCGGCCGCCATGTCCGCGTCGATGACCGGCAGGCTATCGAGATCGAGTTCTGACAAACCTTCCTCGGGCCAGGCGTAGGGCTGTCCGGTATCGGGGTGATCCGCGTAAGCCACGAACTGCTGGCCAAGGCACAGCACCTCGAGCGGGGCCCGGCGAATGCCGCGAAACGGCGCGCTTGTGCGGTAGACCAGCAGGCGTTTCGGCGCCCGGCCAATGCGCAGCGCCGGGGTGTCGCCAAGCCGGGCGCGTGCCAGCTGCTCGATCTGCAGCGCAAGGTCCGGGTCCGACACGATGTCGATATCGATGGCGGCAACGCCGCCACCGACAATGCCAATGCCGCAATCAGGCCAGCCGGACCATGTCGAAACCTCGACCTCGGTCGTAGACCGCTCAGCATGACGGTTCCATTCCGGATAGTCGACCCATGCGCCGCGTTGATACCGGCCCGGCTTCTTGCCGCCGGGCGCGATGGGCAGGATGGTATAGCCGTTGGCGAGAAGGCGCGAACCATGGCGCGCCATGAAGGACGTGTTCATCAGAAGGGGCACTCCGACAGGTCGGCGGCAAGCTCGCGAAGGTGGTCGCAGTAACCGGTGATGAGATGCTCGACGAAGGCGGACCACTCGGCGTCAGTCAGTGCCACAAGGTCGGTCTTGCCGATCTGTTCGAGATAGCGGCCACCGGCCTGTCCGCCTTTGACCATGGCGGCCTGTTCATTGCGGCTGGTGTTGATCATGCCCTGCCTCCGGTGACAGAGTTCCTGGCAGACACGGCTGCAAAGATACTTGCGGCTTTCGTCCCGGCGGGGATCGGAGACCCGGTAGTGCGAGACGAACCAGCCGAAGCCGCGGGGTTCGCGATGGCAGACCGAGCAGAGCCCGGGGTTGGCGTATGGCATGTGTCGAACCTTGCCTTGGTGATTTCGGTGTAGTTGCCCGACGGGCGCACAGCGATGTGGCTGGGGCGGCGCAGACGGTGGACCAGCTGCAGAGCCGCATAGACCGAGCGTGGCACAGGAATGCCCGGCGCCCGTTCACGCCACCATGCCTCGGCCTTGGTGCGGGGGTAGCCAGTGTGCTCGAGACAGATCCACTCGTGGTGCCAGCCAAGGCCGCACTGATAGGTGACCTTGAGCGAAGGGCGGCCACCCGGCTTTTCATGACGCTGGTAGGAGATGTTGGAGACCTGGAGCCATTGCGGCCCCTTGGGCTTACCGGACGAAAGCACGGCAAGTGTCGACGCGGTGGGCGCCAGCTTCACCTTGCGAGCCGGAAAGAGATATCCGCAATCGGGGCATTCCAGCGCCGCGGCAGCCACGATGCTGTCGCAATCCGGACAGAGCTTAACCGGCGCATCACCATCGCCCGAACCCGGCCGTTTCGGCTTCACGAGGTCGATCGGGCCGTGACGTTTCACATTTCCGGCGAAGTCCAGGACAAGGCAGTTGTCCTTGCCTTGCGCCAGCCGTGTGCCGCGCCCAGCCATCTGAACGTAAAGCCCGGCCGACTTGGTCGGGCGCAGCATGGCAATGAGATCGACGGCCGGGGCGTTGAAGCCGGTGGTCAGCACCCCCATCGATGCCAGCGCGCGGATCTTGCCGGCCTTGAACTCCGCAATGATGCGATCGCGCTCATCCTTGGGGGTGTCGCCGAAGATCGTCGCGCAACTGATCCCGCACCGACGGAATTCCTCGGCAACGTGGTTTGCGTGACTGACGCCCGAGCAGAAGGCCAGCCACGACTTCCGGTCCTTTCCGTAGGCGATGATCTCTCCCACTGCGGCCTTGGTGATGGCGTCCTGGTCGACCGCCTTCTCGAGATCACGGGCGATGAACTCGCCCCCGCGCGTACCGACGCCAGTCACATCCAGCTTGGTCTGCGGTTGCTTGGACATCAGCGGACTGAGGTAGCCAGCTATGATCAGGTCGCGGACCGACACCTCGTAAGCGATGTCGGTGAACAGTGCATTTTCGCCTTCGTGGAGCATACCGGAGTCCAGGCGATATGGCGTAGCCGTCAGCCCGATCACCTTCAGCTTCGGGTTGATGCGCTTCATCGCATCAAGGAACTTGCGGTACATCGTGCTGGCTTTGCCCGGGATGAGATGGGCTTCGTCGATCAGGATGAGATCGCAGTGGCCGATTTCCGCAGGGCGGCGGTGGATCGACTGGATGCCTGCAAACAGGATGCGCGCTTCGGCATCACGGCGCCCAAGGCCGGCCGAGTAGATACCGGCAGGGGCTTGCGGCCACAGGCCCAGCATCTCGGCATGGTTCTGGGCGATAAGCTCGCGGACATGGGTCACGACCAGAATACGCTGGTCGGGCCACGCCTTGAGCACCCCGTCGATGAACGAGGCCATGACCAGACTTTTGCCGCCAGCGGTCGGGATGACCACCAAGGGGTTGCCGTTCTTGTCTTCGAAGTAGCTGTAGATCGCGGCGATCGCCGACTGCTGGTAGGGGCGGAGCTTAAGCATTTGCGGCCTCCTTCTGGCGCGCGTCGTTCAGCCAGTCGGAGCCGTCGGCCATGCGGTAGGCGACGAAATCCTCGCCAGCGTCGGTGACGGTTCCGGGGACAAGATCAGGGATGAAGAGATGGCGGGCGCAGGCGCGGCGCTGGTCCTGGGCACCAAGCCTGCGGTCATGACGGGCGCAGTGCCAACCGCCCTCGACGGGCGTGGAATGCAGACAGGTCCGGCAGTTCACCGCAGCCGCTTCGCCGGTGTGGCAGGCAGCATGGTGCGAACACATGCGGCACTCGAACCAGGTCGGATCATCGCTGATCCGGGCCGGCGGATGCTGGGCCTCGATGGTGCGTTTGGCCTTGTCGAGCAGCCGCGTTGCAGCTTCAGGATCGGCCTCGATCCGCTCGATATGCAGCGCATCGGTGTCCTTGCAGACCGCAATGTACATGGCCCGGGTCAGCCCGGTCAGGTGCATGTAGATCAGCATCTGGGCGGTGTGCTGCGGCTTCGATTTCACGACCCCCTTGGCGACAAGGTCGGCGAAGCTCTTGATCGAGTGTGTCTTGAACTCAACCACGTGCCAGGTCTTCGGCGCTTCCAGCAGGCCAAGGGCGACGCCATCAAGGGAACCGCCGAAATGACCGCCATGGGCCTCGACCCGGAACTGGCGACCGGTTTCGGGATCAACCTCCAGCACTGTGGCACCGGTCGAGCGCAGGTTGGCGACGATCCGGTCTTCCTCGCGCTGCCCAGTCTCGAACAGGCGAAGCATGCGACCGGAAAAACGCGAAGGCGTGACCCAGCGGAAATCAAACCATAGCGCGCGGCCGCAGGGCTTGCCGATCAGCGATGCGCCGAGATGCTCGCGGAAGCCGTCACCCTGGAGGTTTTCGTAAGCGGCATAGATGGCCGTCAGTGTGGGCGTTGGCGGGGTGGGAAGTTCTGCCATCACAGATCCTCCGCTTCGGTGCACGCACGGGCTTCGGCGAGCAGTTCGGCCCAGACGGCGGGATCATGGCGGGCGCGCAGGATGTCGATCAGCGCGTCCTTCATCTTGTTGCGGCGGTGCCAGCCGCTGCCATCGGCAAGCAGTTCAGCCCGTTCGCGGTAGAGGTGGCGCTGCGCGGTGCGGGCGCGGTTGAACCACACCGGGTCGATCGGCTTTCCCTGCGTCTGGCGGGTCAGATCGGCGGTCGCGATCTGGGTGCGGATCTTGGCGATGGCGTCGTCGAGTTCGATCAGGCGGCGCTGTTTTTCAGGCAAGCAGGGGGCGTTCGCGGCCACAGGGGCCGCGTTGAGCGGTTCAGTCATGGTCAGTCTCTTTGGTCTGGCTGAGGCCGCCGCGATTTCCCGCAGCGGCCTGCAGGGGTCAGCCGTTACGGTTCCAGGGGGCAGCAGCCGGAGCGGCCGGAGTCTGCGAGGCCGTGGGCGCGGCCTGATAGGCAGGCGCCGCCGGCGCAGTTCTTTCCGGGACGAGGTAGCGGATCGTATTCTTCTCCGAGTAGCCGTCCTTGGGCGGCTTCACGCCAACCTGGATCGTCATCGGCACCAGGTGCAGATCGACGCTGTCGTTGACCTGCAGCTTGCCGGTCGCGTGGCAGATGGCCGACAGCGTGCGCTGCGCAATCTCGACCGTCTGCGGGTTTGAGTTCACGAGGTTGAGCTGGTCGAACAACTTGCGTCCCTGGTACTGGCCCTCGATGATGTCGAGCATCAGCCAGAGGAACTGGCCCATGCCGTTGCGGGTGACGCGCATTTCGCTCTCGACGATCTGGGCGCGGTACTTGCCGGCGGGAAGAACATCGTAGCCGGTGGTGGGTTCGATACCTGTCGCATCGAATGCGGTGTCAAAACGTGCCATTGAGAAAACTCCGGATCAGGACTGTTCGGGCTGAGGCATGGCCGCGACGAAGGCTTTCCAATCGAGCGGAAGCGTGTCGGGCAGGCCGTAGCGGTTCTTGGCGAGGAAGGCCGGACGCTCGGCGGTGTGCAGGACGCGCTCACCGGAGCCGAGTGCCCGAGCTACCTTCTTGTTAAAGCCAACATCCGCCTTCGTGATGGACATGCGGTAGTTGGCAAAAAGCACGACATCGCAGTGCTCCTGCAGCAGGGCTGCGGCACGGGCCTGAAGCTTGATGACGTAGCGGTCGTAGGGCTCATGTTCAGGGCTATCGAAGCGCTTGATGTCGGTATGCGCGATCTGGACGACGGCCATGCCGCGGCGATCACGCAGGGTGTTCAGGCGATCGAGATATTCGCGCCAGACCGTAAGCGCCTCGGCATAACCCTTGCCGAAACCGGGTGCTTCGATCGAGGCCCAGCCATTGCGGCGGCAGGTCTCGGCCCAGACCAGCGGTTCCAGCCAGTCCACGCTGTCGATTACGACAGTGCTGTAGGCGTGCTCCTCGTTGAGCAGGGCGTCGAGCGCCTCAACAACATCGGCGTAGCTGGTGGCGAGCGGGAAGTGCGGAACCTTCAACATGCCAAGGCCGTCCTCGGTCATGATGACGACAGGGGCGTCGGCTCCAGCCGCGAAGGTCGTCTTCCCGACCCCATGCACGCCGTGCATGAGGATACGGGGCGGGCGCAGCGTGCTCGACGTCTGCAGGGAGGCAATCGAAATAGCCATCAGTTCGCCTCCTCTTGAGCCATGACATCAGCCTCGGGCTCGCTGGAGTAGACGGCCAACAGCGGGGTGCCGTCGGCGTGGGTGCCGGCTTCTTCAATGTGATACCGGCGCTGGACCTCGAAGATTTCCGGCAACTCCCAGCGACGGTAGAGGCCGGGGATCCGCTTCAAAGGCTCAGTCGGGATGGCAGTGGTATGGCTCATCAACTGGGACTTTCTGTTTGGGCAAAGACGCTCGGTGCGTCCGAAGTTGAAAGGCCAACGGCGCGCACCGAACGGGACAACGGGGTCAGGATTTTTGTTCTGCATGGTCACGCAGGCGCTTCAGGGCGCGCTGGAACCGCTTGCGTGCCGCCGGCTCTGACAGGCCCAGCTGCTGACCGGCCTCGGCCTGGGTGTACCCGTCGATGACCACGCGAAGGACAAGGTCTGCGTCCACGCCGATCAGACGGGTCAGTTCGGCAAGCAGCTTTCCGGGTTCCAGCTCCGGGTCCGAGACCTCGAAAACACCCCCGTGTAGATCGGTGTCGAACTCGTCCTGGACGGCTTGGCGGCCGGTTTCGCGTTTGTGCGCTCGCAGCACGTCGCGTTCGACGTTCTTGAGGATTGTGGCCGCGATCCAGTTCACGCGATCGAGATCAAGTTCGCGGATCGCGGCCGTCGCGCGAGCCAGGATTTCAGACGCGATTTCGTCGGTCTGTCCGAGGCAGCGAGCCCGTGACCGACGAAAGACGCCGTCAAGTCCGGGCCACAGCGCAAGTAGCATCAGCGTGAGAGCACAGTCCCCGGCACGGTCATTGGCCTTGGCGCCCTTTATCAGATCGCCGAGGAGCAGGTTCTTCTGATCGGGCGAGCTATCGCCGCGATGCAGGTGGTCCAGCAATGCCGCCGGGTCCGCAAAACGGGTCAATCCGCGGTGGCGGTTGCACACCGTGGCGAAGCCGCGCTGGAAGTTGAGGGTGGAAGACGATTGAACGAGGTGTTGGTGAAATTCGTGCCACGAGGAGGGCATTTGACGCCAGCCTGACGGCCGGGCGTCGAGCGCCTCCTACTGGCCAGATCAGGGCGTCAAGCGCCTCTCGTTTCGGGGATGTTCGGGTAAGTCTGTCGCTAAGCTAGCAAGCGGACTTCTTGTTCAGGGTGCCGCAACCGTGGCAGTTCGCGGTAACCGGGAACCCCACCAGATACTCGCGGTGCTTCTGAACGCGGATGTGCAGCTGGTTTCCGTTAGCGACACCCAGGAGCTTACCGCACTCAGTACAGCGCCATTCAGGCTCGCCACCGGTCATGCCACCACTAGTGACAGGCGCATTATCGCCGCCATCGTTTGCGGCGGAAAGGCGCCGGATTTTCTTGAGCCGGTAAGCACTCGTGTGCGGCTTTCCGGGGACCTGAACCAGGGAAGGATTAGAGGGGTCAACATTCATAGTCGGGGACTCCATTTGGGGGTTTTAAAGGGACGAGATCGGTGGTTCGGAAAAGCGCGTGCTTTCCCGTTGAGGCAGTTTTGAAAATGCGAGATTTCAGCGTGTGTTAGGCGGCTTCGCCGGCCTCGGCTTCCGCTCCGCGCCGTTTGAAGCCAAGACTGGCAGCCTTCTGACGGCTCTGGCGTGCTTGGTTGCGGGCTTCGCGGAAGTCCGGTTCAAGTTCGGTGAGTTTGTCGACCAAGCCCTGCAAATCGTACATGTTCGACATACGGCCCTTGTGGTCTGCATAGCGCGGAATGCGCTTGATCAGGCCTTCGTCCTCAAGATCTGTCAGGTAACGCTGGATCTGGCGTTCGCCGATGCCGAGCCGCTGAGACAACTCCTTCTTGCTCGGATAGGGTTTGCGTCCAGCATCCCACCAGTGATCCACGATCTGGATCAGTACCGCCAATTGTGTCGGGTTCAGGTGCAGACGGCGCTGCGCTCTCAGCAACAGGGACGGCAGCATGCAAAACCCACTGTCCATGACCTTCGCGCCCCATTTCTGGCTAGCGGGGGACTTCCGGGACTTCTTCTCCGGTGCTACCTTGTCGGTCGTTGTTTCGTCTTGATTCGTGTCAGTCATTCGCAATCTCCATGCCCGGTAAATGGGCCCGTTGAGTCGAATGCACAAGGATTGACCCGGGGACATATTTAACCCCAGGGCTACGGTCATTACCGCCTCTACCGGAGAGGCGAGAGTGTCTCCTGAATCAGGACGTATGTAACCATGACGAACGTTAAGTCGTATAAGGAGCATAAGGTGCCCCAGTCAAAAATGACCTAGGGTCGCGCCTGAACTTTTTCTCCCACAGCGGTTCTCTCGGTTTCCATCAGTGTCCCGTTGCCCTCGGGCATTTGGCTTTTCCGTCTCAGCACCATCGTTCGGCACAGCTGGACGAGAGACGGAGACCCACACGTGAAACGCCCCAATCCGCTGCCACCCTGCGAAATGACTCCGGCCCAGCGTCGGAGCGAGCTGTGCGCTATCCTCGGGCTTGGCCTCGCCCGCCTGCACCTTCGGAATGTCGGCCAACTATCTGAAGAAGATGGAGACTTTCCGCTACACTTCGCGCTTGAACAGAGCGGTAGTGCACCTCCAACTCAATGGAGCAACGCACAATGAAACCCGATCCCGTCCTTGCCCGCCTGGCCGCCATGAAGGCGGCTCCGGTCGCCGAGCTGAAGAAGCAGTGGCGCGAGCTGTTCAGCGAGGAACCGCCGGCCTTCAACCGGCGATACCTCGAAAGCCGACTGGCCTACCGCATCCAGGAGCTGGCCTACGGCGGTCTCAAGCAGGAAACAGTCAGGCGCCTGCAACAGATGGGCGAACAGCTCGACGGCGGCAACATTACCACCCGCCGCGTTCGGGCTGACCTGAAGCCGATCGTCGGGACCCGCCTGATCCGGGAGTGGCAGGGGGTCGAGCACACCGTGACCGTCACCCAGGACGGTTTCGAATGGCAGGGACGCCCCTACCAGTCACTGTCAGCAATCGCCCGCGCCATAACCGGGTCGCGCTGGAATGGCTGGATATTCTTCGGCCTTAAGGATCATCGGAGGGCAGCATGAACAAACCGGTCGTCCGCAAGCTGCGCTGCGCGGTCTACACGCGCAAATCATCGGAAGAAGGGCTGGAGCAGGAGTTCAACTCGCTGCATGCCCAGCGCGAGGCCTGTGAGGCCTACATCACCAGCCAGCGTGCCGAAGGGTGGGTGCTGGTCCGCGACCAGTATGACGACGGCGGTATTTCCGGCGGCACCCTTGATCGTCCGGGATTGAAGCGCTTGCTTTCCGATATCGAGGACGGGCTGATCGACGTGGTGGTGGTCTACAAGATCGACCGCCTCTCGCGATCCCTGATGGACTTTGCCAAGCTGGTCGAGGTGTTCGACCGGAACGACGTGACATTCGTCTCGGTGACGCAGGCGTTCAATACGACGACCAGCATGGGCCGGCTGACCCTCAACGTCCTGCTGTCCTTTGCCCAGTTCGAGCGCGAAGTGACCGCCGAACGCATCCGCGACAAGTTCGCCGCCAGTCGCGCCAAGGGCATCTGGATGGGCGGTGTCCCCCCACTGGGCTATGATGTTCAGGCACGAAAGCTGGTGGTGAATGAACCGGCGGCCGCCAATGTCCGCTACATTTTCCAGCGGTTCCGCGATGTCGGCTCGGCCACACTTCTGCTGCGGGAATTGAGGGAGCGAGGCATCACGACCCGGCAAGGGAAGACGATTACCAAGGGCTACCTGTATCGCCTGCTCGCCAACAAGGCTTACATCGGGGAGGCCGTCCACAAGGGCAACAGCTATCCCGGTGAGCATGAGGCGATCATTGATCAGGAACTCTGGGATGCGGTGCGCGCCATCACGAAGGAAAGCCCTCGGACCCGGGCAAACCGTGCGCGCGCCAATACGCCTGCCTTGCTGAAGGGACTGCTCTGGGGTTCGGATGGCGGGGCGTTTTCACCGACCCACTCCTGCAAGAACGGCAAGCTCTACCGCTACTATGTCAGCCAGACGCTGCTCCGCCATGGAGCAGGTTCCACCACGGTGGGGCGCGTGCCTGCCGCCGAAATCGAGGGCGCGGTCGTCAACCAGCTGCGGGCCGTGTTCCGGCAACCGGAAATCATCATCGGCGCATGGAAGGAGGCCGTCAAACACGCGCCCGCAATGACCGAAGCTCAAGCGCGGGAGGCCCTGATCAATCTGGACCCGATGTGGGATGACCTGTTCCCGGCCGAGCAGGCCCGGATCGTGCAGCTACTGATCGACCGGGTCATCGTTGGCAGCGCCGGTCTCGAGCTGAAGCTGCGGGTGGACGGGCTCGATGCGCTGGCCCGCGAACTGCAGGTGCCGGAACTGGAGGAGGCAGCGTGA